ATCTTACTAGCGAGCGTATTGGCAAATTGCTTGAAGCCTGGCGCGTTGCCCGCAGTACACGATCAACTGCATTTCTAAATGCTGATGTCGAATTGCAGGCAATGGGAATTGATCCAAACAAACTGCAACTAAACGAGGCTCGTCAGTATGTCGCGCTAGAATTATGCCGCGCTATTGGTTTACCTGCTTACTTTGCAAGCGCTGAAACAACCTCGATGACATACTCCAACGCAACAGCGGAGCGTCGTTCACTAATCGACTTTGGTGGTCGTAATTTACTTTTGGCAATCGAACAAAGATTGTCAATGCCGGATTTTGTCGGTCAAGGCAATGAAATCCGTTACTCGCTAGACGAATACCTGCGCGGTAATCCTTTGGAGCGCGCTCAGGTTTATGAAATCCTGAATCGTATTGGCGCAATGAGCGTTCAAGAGATTCGCGAAGAAGAGGATCTAATCGACACATGAAAATAACAATGCCGGTATCAATTACTGCATCAGATGCTGAATCACGCATCATCGCAGGTCGTATTGTGCAATGGGACGCAGAAGGTAACACTTCAGCAGGTCGCACAAAGTTTTTGCCTAACTCAATTAACTTTGGCAAGAACACTAAATTAGTTTTAGAACACAACAAAACCAAACCTCTAGGAAAACTCGTTGAGTGGTCTCAGGACGATACAGGCATCACAGCCTCATTTCGTATTGCTAAGACAAACGCTGGTAACGATGCCCTAGAGGAGGCAGCGACTGGATTGCGTAGCGATTTCAGCGTTGGTGTTGAAGTAGATGCATGGGAAAACAAGGATGGCGTTATGGCTATCTCTGCATCTAATTTAATTGAAGTTTCACTCGTAACTGATGGAGCAATCCCAGGAGCGGAAGTGGAAAAGGTAGCAGCTGCCGAAACACCTGGACAAGCTGCAACCGAATCAACCCCGGAACCTCAGATCGAGGAACCTAAGACCGAAGGAGATGACCTAGTGTCAGAAACCGTTTCAGAGGCAGTATCAACCGAGACGGTTGAAGCTGCTAAGGCTGAAGTTAAGGCGACATCACATCCGCTTAACTCACAGCGTGTCCGTACCCCTATCGTCTCAGCAGGTTCATACCTAGAGCACTCAGTTCGCGCAGCAATGGGCGACGAGACATCTAAGTTGTATGTTGCTGCTGCATCAGATACAACAACAACTGAGGTTGCTGGTCTTGTACCAACTCCTCAACTAACAACAATTTGGGATCCAAAGACAACAAACATTCGTCCTGCAATTTCAGCAGTTCGTAATGCGGTACTTCCAGCTGCTGGAATGACTTTTGAAATCCCTCGCGTAAAGACTGCTCCAACAGTAGCTGCTGCTGCTGAAAAGGGTGCATTCTCAGATACTCAGACAGAGATCGAGTATGTTTCTTGCTCAGTCGCCAAGTACGCCGGAATGCAGAAGTTCGATGTTGAGGTTTTAGATCGCACATCACCAGCATTCTTTGACGAGTTGGTTCGCCTAATGGCTAACGCATACGCAAAGGCAACAGATACTGCAATGGTTACAGCACTACAGGCTGGAACACTTGATTCAACAGTTATCACACTTCCATTCGATGGCGATGAGTTCGCTGGCTACATCTCACGCGGTGCAGCTTCAATCTACAACGCAACAAAGCGCTTCCCAACTGGAATTATCGTAACTCCAGATCAATGGGCTGCTTTGATCGCTTTGACAGATTCATCAAAGCGTCCACTATTCAACGTTGCTGGAAACTCACAGAATGGTCTTGGCGTAGTAGAGCCAGGCAATGCTGTTGGTTCAGTAATGGGACTTCCAGTATTTGTAGATCCATACATCTCAGGTACAGGCGATGATTCAATCATCATGGTAAACCGCGAAGCGTTTACATGGTACGAAGGTGCCGGACCACTACAACTCCGTACTAACATCGTTGGTACAGGTCAGGTTGAAGTTGGTTACTACGGCTATGGCTCAGCAGTTACTTTGACTGCTGGCGGTGCGTTCACACTTAACCAGAACGCTTAATTAATCATGGCGGGGGGGTTGCTCCCGATCTCCCCGCCAGTCGTTTAGAGAGGACGAAATGCCAAGTATTATCACAGCTGCAACTCTGAGAAGTGTGCTTGGTGTTTCGTCTGCTCTTTATAACGATGCTTACCTTGATGACATCATCGACACATCTGAGGCGGTTATTCTGCCTTTGCTTACAACTTTTGCATCACCAATCGCCAAGGTTTCGCTGACTGATAATGTCGCAACCTTTGAGACAGTAGGAATCCATGAGTTCACCGAAGGACAATCAGTTGTCATCGCAGGATGCGGATCTCCCTTTAACGGCACTCGAACAGTCAATGCTGATGTCGATGCGTACACATTTACAGCAAACATCACTAATGCCGATGTTCTCGAACGAAATGTCATACCTAGCGGATCCGCAACACTTACAGGCGCTTCAACGTATGTTGGAGTTGCAGCGGTTGAATCCGCCATCATTGTAGTTTCAGTTGAAGTATTCCAATCTCGTACTGCTCCAGGCGGACAGATTGAAGGCGTGGACTTTGCTCCATCTCCTTACCGTATGGGACGCAGCTTATTTAATCGCGTAGTCGGTTTGCTTGGACCATACATCGATGTTGAAACAATGGCTCAGTAATGCCAAGCACTATTCTTTCAGCAGTTCGTACTCCTCTTGCCACAGCACTATCTGGAGTTTCAGCAAACGTATTTAGTTACGTCCCTGAGCAGATCCCAGCACCTGCTGTTGTCGTCGTACCGGATTCTCCTTACATGGAGTTTGAGACAATCGGCAAGAGCACCTTTCGATGCAAGTTGAATTACACAATTACTTGCTGCGTTGCTTATAACAGCAACCCTGCATCACTTGATAACATAGAACAACTCATAACAAGCGTTGTGGCGGTTATACCGGCTGGATACGATCTCCAGGTAGTAGACCGACCAACAGTCACACAAGTAGGCGCTAGTAACTTGCTAGTCGCGGACATACGCGTATCCACCTGGTATACGCAGACAGCATAAGGAGAACCAATAATGCCAACAACAGTCATTACGGGTCGCGACCTCGTTCTAACCATCGCAACAGTTAATTACGATGCTCAGACAACTAGCGTGACTCTCGTGAACAGCCCAACAATCGATGTCTACCAGACTCTCGATGGCAAGGCTTACAAGCACACAGACGATCAATGGACTCTGAACATCGAGTTACTTGCTGACTGGGGTGCAACATCATCACTATTCGAAGCAATGTGGGGCGCAGCTGATGCGAATCCAAACACAACTCTTGCAGTATCTCTAACAGCAGTTACAGGCGCAGTATTTACTTGCAACGTTTTGCCAGTATTTCCAACAATCGGTGGCGGTGCTCCAGGAGCACAGACTGACACTTGGGCGCTAACAGTAGTTGGAACACCAGCAGACACATTCAGTTAAAATCTAACAACGGGAGCACAGATGAAACTACCAATAACAATTACATACAACTCAGGCGACGAAGCAACTTATACGGCTCAGCCTCCTGAGTGGGCAAAGTGGGAGAAGGCAACTGGCAACACGATTTCTCAGGCTAATGACAAGATTGGCATTTGGGATCTCATGTTTCTGGCTTATAACGCTTACAAGCGAGAGAACGCTGGAAAGCCTGTTAAGTCTTACGACATTTGGTCTGAAACCGTTGCTGATGTAACGGTCGGAGACGATAGCCCAAAAGCCACCAACCAGGAAGCATAAGGCGGATCCTCGTTAATCTAGCAATAGAGACGGGGATACCGATGCAATACTGGGAGGACGCAGACGACATTTTAACCGCGATAGAAATACTGAAGGAGCGATCGGATGGCAGATGAAATCAAGATCGCTTATGACAAAACAGATCTACGCGGTATTACCAGGGCTTTCAAAGGTATGTCCGATGAAGCCGTTGAAGCTGCTAAAAAGGAAAGTTCTAATCTTGCTGAATACGCTTCTCAACAGATTAAGATCGCAGCAGCGACTCGTACGGTTTCAGGGACTGCTGCTCGCCGTATTGCTGATGGAGTTAAGGTAAGCAAGACTTCAAAGATCGGTGAGTTCAGTTACGGTTTTGCCCGTCAGAAGTTCAGCGGTGGCGGTTCAACTCTTGACCTACTTTACGGTATGGAGTTTGGATCTAATAGATTTAAGCAGTTCCCGAAGCGTACGCCCAACAAGGGCAGAGGTAACTCTGGTTACTTCATCTACCCAACGTTACGACAAATCCAACCGGATTTAGTTCGTAAGTGGGAGGAAGCATTTAGTCAGATTTTGAAGGAGTGGGATTAATGGCAGGTAATAGAACCCTTAAACTCTCGATCCTTGCTGATGTCGATGATCTTAATAAGAAGTTAAAAGCTGCTAATGGCGACGTTCAAGATAGCGCCACACAGTTAGAAAAGTTTGGCAAGGTGGCGGGTGCCGCGTTTTTAGCAGCTGCTGCTGCTGCTGGTGCTTATGCAATTAAGATTGGCGTTGATGGTGTCAAGGCTGCACTAGCCGATGAACAAAGCCAGGTTAAATTAGCCTCAGCATTAACTAATGCGACTGGCGCTACTAAAGCGCAGATTGCAGCAACTGAGGACTCAATCGATAAGATGGCTCGCGCTTCAGGCGTTGCAGATGATCAACTTCGTCCGGCGTTGGCGCGGTTGGCGTTGAGTACAAACTCAACTAGCAAGGCTCAGGAATTACTATCACTTGCACTTGACATTTCAACTCAGACAGGTAAACCACTTGAAGGCGTAGCAAATGCTTTGGGTAAGGCTTACGATGGAAATACTGCAGCTCTTGGCAAGTTAGGCGTTGGCTTATCATCTGCCGAATTGAAGGCAATGTCATTTACCCAGGTGCAAGCAAAACTTAGCGATCTCTTTGGTGGCGCAGCTGCAAAGAACGCAGAGACTTATCAGGGTCGCATGGATCGCCTAAAAGTTGCCTTCGATGAATCAGTTGAAGCAATCGGATACCGTCTATTGCCTATCCTTCAATCTCTGATTGACATCATCCTCAATAAAGTCGTACCTGGCTTTGAGAAGTTTGCAAAACTCTTTGATCCAATCAAGGATGCGATTGATCGCAACAAAGAATCTTTCCAGGCTCTTGGTTCATTTATTGTGGATTACATAGTTCCAGTATTTACGGTGGCTTTGGGTGGGGCTATTTCATTTGTTGCCAAGATTGCCGGTGGAGTCGTAGACATCGTGGGCGGTGTCATTAACGTCATCCGCACCTTGGTATCCGGTGCCATCGATGGAATCAATGCCCTTATCAAGGCTTATAATGCAATTCCAATCTTGCCTAACATCCCAACAATCTCTAAGCCTTCATTTACAACTCCAACGGTTTCAGCGCCAAAGGTAAGCACTCCAACCTACACAGCGCCAACAATCTCAGCGCCAAGCGGTTCAGGGTCTACTGGTACAACATCCGGTACAAGTGCAGTTAAAACCGCTGCAAACGCAGCAGTTGCTGCCTCTACTGCAATCGGTTCATTTGACCCTGGTCGTTTTAGAATGGCTGAAAACGCTACTTCTGGCGACACATACAACATCACAGTAACAGGAGCCTTTGACAAAGAAGGCGTTGCCCGTCAGATCGTTGAGATTCTTAATGACTCAACTGCTCGCGGTGGTGGCGGTGGAGTAGGAGCGTTCCAAGCAGTATGACCCAATGGAACCCAGAATGGGCAGTCTCGATTAATGGCGCAGGTGATGTCACTAATCTGACACTTGCCAACCTGACAATCACATCAGGACGTACTGACATTTACTCTCAGCCTTACGCTGGTTATTGTAATGTTGAGATTATCAACCTTGACCAATCACCAATCGAGATAGACATCAATGACCAGGTATCAATTAAAGTTAAAGATTCATCTGGAACTTATGTAAACATCTTTGGTGGCTTTGTCTCAGACATAGACGTAACAGTCTCTGATGCGGGTACTAACGGCATTTCAGAGCGTATTCGTGTGATTGCCTTGGGTGCATTATCAAAACTGCCTAAGAGCCTCACAGAAGGCGTTTTAAGCAAGGACTTTGACGGCGACCAGATTTACTCAATCCTTTCGGAGTTGTTGGCTAATAACTGGAATGAAGTCCCAGCAGCTGAAACATGGGCTTCTTATGATCCGACCGTAACATGGGCAAACGCTGAGAATGTTGGACTTGGTGAGATCGATCGACCTGGGGATTATGAATTGACTTCTAGATCGTCAGATTTAACTAACATTTACTCTTTGGTTACATCTTTGGCTACTTCTGGTTTTGGTTACATTTATGAGGATGCGTCAGGCAGAATTGGCTATGCCGATAGCACTCACAGAGCCGATTATCTAGGCGCAAATGGTTATACCGAGTTATCTGCCAATACTGCCTTGGCTCGCGGTATCCGTACTCAAAAGCGCTCTGGCGATGTTCGTAACGATGTCACTATTGTTTACAAGGCTAATGCAACTGCCAATGCTTTTGATGCTCAATCTCAGTCCATCTATGGACCGCAGCAATACCAGATACAGACTTCCCTTGAAAATACTATTGATGCTGAGCAACAGGCAGACTTTTATTTAGGACTGCGAGCCTTTCCTCAGTCTCAATTTAAAGAAATTACTTTCCCTTTGGCTAATGGCGAATTAGACGATAGTGATCGAGATGCTTTGCTTAACGTATTTATGGGCTTGCCTTTGGACATTACTGATCTACCCGCAAACATCACAGATTCTAGATTCCAAGGCTTTGTAGAAGGTTGGACTTTCCAGGCTGGGTATAACCAATTAAACCTAACTCTGACTCTTAGTCCTACTGCCTACTCAATCATTTCAACACGCTGGGATCGTGTAAATGCTGCTGAGACTTGGAACACTTTAAGCCCAACCCTACAATGGATTGACGCTACAATAGTAGCCTGATAAAAGGAGAATAAATGGCAACAACAACTAACTTCGGATGGGAGACCCCGGACGATACTGACTTGGTAAAAGATGGCGCAGCTGCTATTCGCACCGCTTTAGGTGGGGTTGATACTTCTTTTGTCGATCTCAAAGGCGGTACAACAGGACAGATTCTTAGCAAGGCATCAAATACCGATCTTGATTATGCATGGATCACAAATGATGTCGGTGACATCACAGGTGTAACAGCAGGTACCGGTCTAAGCGGTGGAGGCACTAGCGGAGCAGTAACTCTCTCAATCGACACTCTTACAACCGTTGATTTAACAACTGCTCAAACTCTAACTAATAAGACATTAACTTCACCAGTTTTGACAACACCGACAATTTCAACGATTGACGCAAAGGGAGATTTGCTCGCTGGTACGGCTGACAACACAATCGGTCGTCTTGCAGTTGGAACAAATGGACAACTTCTCCAGGCTGATTCAACGACTGCAACTGGTTTGAAATGGGCAACAGTTTCATCAACACCAACCTATGCAGGTGCTTCATTATCAAATAATGGTACAGTCACAGTAGCAAGCAATACATGGACTGCAATCCCTTATCCACAAGAAGAATGGGATACAGACAATTTCCATTCAACAAGCACAAACAATTCACGATTTACAATTCCAACGGGCAAAGCCGGAAAGTACCTATTTACAATTACCTTAGATTATGAAGGCTACAATGGATGGGCTAATTCTCGTATTTCAGTATACAAGAATGGCGCACAATTAAAATACGCTTCACAATTTGCTAACGGAACAACAGGTGGCGGTTTTGGTTTTACTTTGTCTGGAATAGTTGATGCTGCTGTCGGAGACTATTACGAGACTTATGCATGGCAAAATACAGGCGTGTCTCGCGCTTACTATCCAGGGGTTACTAACTCGAACTGCACATGGGCTTACTTAGGAGCATAAATGGAAACTCACTCATTCCCAATTCCAGTTGAATTAAACGGAGATCAATTACAGGTCGAAACAGGTGCAGAATCTGTACGCGTTGTTGCAGATGAATTGTTAATCGTTTCAGACAAATCAAAAGCAGAACTCGCAGCAATCATTGCAGTTCATGTACCAGTTTTTGATGCACAACCAACAGTTGCACAGAAGTTAGAATCAGTTGGTTTATCACTTGATGATCTAAAGGCAGCTCTTGGACTGTGAAGCCTAAACTTTCAAAATCCGTTGTACAACTGAGAGAACAGGCAGACGATGCTTATCCTGACCGAAAGCGTCACTCTGACGGCACAATCGGAGATGCCCGGCACTCAACCCGAAAGAGCGATCATAACCCTGACCCTGATTCAGGGATTGTCCGCGCTCTCGATCTCGATGTTGATTTCGACGAATCAGCCTCTACAGCTGCTTACATTGCCGACCAGATACGAATTGCAGCCCGAACAGATAAACGCATTGCTTATGTCATCTTTAATCACAAGATTGCAAGCGCTAGAAGCCTCTGGCGTTGGCGCAAATACACCGGAGTCAATCCACACACCAAGCACATCCACATCAGTTTTACAAAGGCTGGCGATACGGATTCGAAGTTTTTTAACATCCCGTTACTAGGAGGAACAGATGACACAAGACCTAAAAAAGATGCTGGCAAGTTGGGGCAGAGCCTTTCTAACAGCTGCTCTTGCACTCATAGCTGCGGGCGAAACTAACCCAAAGAACATTGCTTACGCTGGTGCGTTGGCGACGATTCCACCGATTCTACGTTGGCTGAATCCTAAAGATGAAGCCTATGGTTTACGGTGAGCGCGAATGATTGGGCGGGACTCATTCTCGCCATTGCCTCGACGTTTACTATTGTTGTTGGCGGTTTGCGTTATTTGGTTCGCGGTTGGTTGTGGACTCTTACGCCGAATGGTGGATCATCTCTCGCTGACCGATTGGCAAGAATAGAGACACGCCAGGAACAGATGATGGAACTTCTAAAGAAGTAAGGGACACTTATCCACATGGCAAGAAAACCAACTAAGGCGCTAGAGGAACAAGGTTACTCAAAACTTGATGCTTACTGCATCGGTTTGCATGAGTATTACAAATCCTTACGCAAGGCTGGTTTTAGCGAGGGCATCACTTTATTTATGATTACTGATGTTCAATCGTATCCAGGTTGGATCCTGCCAGACCCTATCGAACCAGAGCGGTTTGGTGACTATGAGGACGACGACGACGAGGACTAATGACAGTCAAACGAATTGCTTGGATCTCAGACATTCAAGCACCGTTCTTTCACGAAGCAGCAGTCAAGAATCTAGGCAAGTTTTTAAGGGCTTATAAGCCTCACCAAACCATCTGTATCGGTGATGAAATCGATCTACCTCAACTTGGTGGGTTCGCTCAACCATGGCAAGAGGTCGAAGGCAACATCGATGAGGATCGCAAACTCACTTTAGAGATTCTGGAATACCTGGGCGTTACTGACGTAGTTGGCTCCAATCATGGAGCGCGTGTTTACAAATCTTTGTCTCGCAGACTACCGGCATTTATGAATCTGCCTGAGCTGCGCTATGACAAGTTTATGGGCTATGACAAGGCTGGCATTAAGTACCATCCGAACGGCTTTGACTTTGCTCCAGGTTGGCACACTTGCCATGGAGACGCTTTCCCACTATCAAACAAGCCTGGACAAACAGCCTTAAACGGTGCTATGCGCATGGCCCT